GCAGGGACCCCAGCGCGGTCAGTGTCGTCTGCGACGCCGAACTGCTGGACGCCATGGCGTTACCGACCTCGCCGGCGACCGTGCCGAGCTGCGCCATGATGTCGGCGAGGCCCTTGACGATCGGCTGGCTGTTGGCCATGGCGGCCTCGAACCCCGGCAGGCTATTCGACACCATGTCGTCGAGGCCCTTGGTCAGGATCGGGAGATCCTGGCCGGCGCTGCTGAACAGCTCCTGAAACGCGGGGCCCTCGCGCTTCAGGGCGGCGTCGAGCTGTCCGAGTCCCTGCACCATCGGCGCGACCAGACCAGCCGAGGCGCTCGTGCCCGTGGCCACGGCGTCCTGGCTGAACTGCTTCCACGCCATGTCGATCGCCGGGTTGCCCTTTTGCAGGGCCGCGCCGAGCCCCAGGAGCAGGGTGCCGCCGAGCCCGACACCTGCAGCGGCGATGAGCGGGCCGCCCGCCAGGACACCGCCGACGATCGCGGCGGCGATCAGCGGGCGCTGACCGAAGATGCCGGACGCGAAACTGGAGCCGGACTTCTTGCCGGCGTCCTGCGCGGACGGCTCGTCGGCCTCGACCGGAATCTTCGCCTTGACCTCGTCGGCGATGCCCTTGACCATCGTCTCGACTTCGGTCCGGAACTCGTCCGGCTGGTCGACACGCGCAGTGATCTTCTGCTGGCTCTCCTGCTGGATCTGCCGCAGTGTGCCGGCCAGATCCCGCCGAAACTCTTCCGTCTCCGGCGTGACAGGGATCTTCAGGGCCTCCTGGGCGATACCGCGGATACTCGTCTGGACCTGCGAGCGCCACGCGTCATCGATGGGGTTGCGGGCCTCAACGGGAAGCGAAGCCTTCTCGTGTTTCGCCATCGACTCGGCGGCGCGCTTCGCCAAGTCGTCGCCAGCGGCGGTGCCGGTCGCGGCGAAGTCGGCGCGGATCGCGTTACGGGCCGCCGCCGTGTCGTTGGAGGCGGTGATCCGAATGTTGACTTCGTTAGGCACCCTCGACCTCCCCCCGGCCGAGATCGACGATGTTCACCAGCTGGAGGAGGCGCGCGTCCTCGGCCAGGAGCGTCGACAGCGTGTACCCGTGGTAGCGCTTGAGGAGGCTGTCGAGGAGTTCGGCCCGAGCTAGCTCGCGAGGCTTGCCGACGACGGCTCCATCGGAATCTGGAGCTCCCCCAACGGCTCGCCACCGCTCGATCGCCGCCCTAAAGGGGCGGGCACCTCCACGGGGGTGGTGCGCCAGGCGGTGATGATCACGTTGGTGAACGGGCCCTGCTGGCTCCGCAGCCCTTCCACGGTCACGGGGACCGGGGTGCCGTCTTCCTCTTGGAGGTTCCAGTCCACGAGGTGCGCCACGAACAGCTCGTGGAGCTCGTCGACCTTGGACCGGGTGTCTGCGTACTCGGTCTTTTCCTGCGGCTGGAACAGATCATCGATGTGCAGCAGCGTGCCGAACGACGCGGCCCGGACGCGGACGACGATTCCCGCGTACTGTTCGCCGTCGAACTCCAGCTTGTAGATGTCGCGCGGCACAGTGAATCCGGCCATGTATTGCTCCTCTGTGGGCGGTGGTGAGGATCCCTCACGACCACGTTGGAATCGCGCCGTCGGCGAGCGATCCGGGCGCAGTCCACGTAAACTTTCCGGTGTTGTCCCGCTTCAGCTGGTAATCGCTGAAGAGAAGGTTTCCGGCCAATGTGGACGTGACCGACGCCGGAGAGGTGATCGCGAGCGACACGGCGCGAACGACACTCGTCGACGACACCGTCTTGAAAACGTCGTGCGAGTTGTTGGCGGCGTTGTTGAAAACCCCGTTCAGGGTCAACGTGAAATCGGCGAGCAGCAGCAGTCGCTCCATCGCGGACTTGTCGACACCCGTCGTGTCCTGCACCGCGCGGGGCAGCGCGTACTGGAAGTCGGTGATGTCATTGGAGATCGTGCGCGGGGTTGGGGTGGCGTCGGCGACACTGACCGTGTATCCGAGGCCAGACTGCTTTGCGATTGCAACCACATCCTCTCATGAGGGCTTCGCCACCGGGCGTTGCCACGCGGAACCAAGGACCTCAATGCGTGAGGCGTGGAAAAGAGCGACACGAAGCGGGGTTCAGGCCAGGTCGTAGTCGTGCACCACGGTTTCCTGGTGGGAGCGGAGATCGTCAGCCCAGCTGTCCGCCGAACTGTGCCGCCGGATCAGACCTTCACGGCCGCCGACGAGATACAGCGGGTTGTGCGCCTGCGGCTTCTGGTGCGAGTCGGACTGGAAACACCGCTGGCCCGGCTCGAACACGAACACCGTCATGGCGTCCGCGACCGGCGTCCAGTCCTCACCCTTGGCCTCGGCCTTGTGGCGCAGCATCTCGTTGAGCATCGCGCCCGTGATCTCACGGAATCCGCGCCCAGACTGGGAACGGATGTAGTGCGCCTGGCGCTGACCGAGGTCGGTGGACTCGTCGATCACGGACTGCCAGCCGTCGAGATAGTGCTTGCAGCTGACCTCTTCGCATGTGGCGGGCACGTAGTCGTTGGAGGCCCGAATGCTGTAGGCGACCTGGTTGACGGCGACCATCGGGCCTCCTAGAAGAGTGTGGCGAGCTGGTTTTTCACGAACGACACGGCGAACGTGCAGCTCGTGAAGCCACCCGCGGTGACCGTGGAGGCCCGCACGTATCGGCGGACCGTCGCGACCCCGCCGACGGCGAGGCGCTGCGCCTGCGGGGTGGTTGTGGTGATCTGCGTGAACGCGCCGGAGGCGACGTCGGCGAACGTGGTGCCGTCGGCGGAATCTTGCAGCTTGACCGTCACGTCCGTGCCGGCGAAAGCGTTCACGTGCAGGTAGGCCTGGAACCCGAACGAGGTGGATCCGATGGTCGCGCCGTAGTCGTAGGCCGCGCCGTTGGTGGCGGCGGTGTCCGTGCGCGGGCCGGCGGTGAGCTGGTTGCCCCACTCCATGCCATAGGCGTTCGCCTGGGCGTCGACATCGAATGTGTAGGAGCCGTCGGTTCCGCGTTTGCCGTCGTAGTTGATCTGCTTGCCGATCATCATTGCGGCGGGGTTGCCGATCGTCAGCCCCCGGCAGTAGGTGACGATCCTGTCGGTGCGCGGCAGCGTCTTCAGCACCGAGTGGATTTGCCCGACGGCGGCGTCGAAATACGCGGTGAACTTGATGTTGCCGTCGCGTACGCCGCCGATCCGCGCATGGCCGCCCTGGGTGATGTCGGTAACGTCCAACACCTTCAGCGGGCAGGCGATCAGGTTGATGCTGCCGACATCGCCGGACACGTTGTTGCCGTCGATGAACAGGTTGTCGGTCAATCCGGTTTGCTTGGCCACTACTCACCACCGCCCTTGTCGATCGTGGCCCGCAGCGCCTTCAGCTCGTTGAGGATCTCCAGCTGCTTTTCGTTCAGCGCCAACAACTTCACGCCGTTGTCGTGCGTCGACACCGCAAGCTCTGAGGCTTTCGAATCCCCACGGCGCTGCGACAGCAGGATGATCGGCGACGCATAGGCGGCCTGCGTGGAGAAGGCCAGGTTGAGCAGAATGAACGGGTACGGGTCCCATTGGAACGCGAACGCCACGAGGTTCACGGCGATCCACGCGACGACTATGGCGGTTTGGATCCAGATGAACCGCCAGGAGCCCATGCCGTTGCGAACCACGTCCGCCGCGCGTTCCCCGAGCGTCAGGTCACTGCCGGATCTCACGTGCGGGTGCGCGTCCCACAGGTGTCGGAAGCTCATGTCACGCCGCCTGGCTGAGAACGTCGTCAACGATGATCGGGATGGTGATGTCCATGACCCGATAGACCTGTGTGGACAGATTGAGGTAGCCGGCTTTTCCGGACAGGGGCGTGCCGAACTCGCCCAACAGGTCGATGTCCCGCACGGTGTCGCCGATCGAGAACGCGCCGGAGAACGAGGTCAGGACTGCCATCGCTGCCCGCGCCATGTTCGGATCGATCTCATCCGAGGGGGCGGTGATCATCGCCGAGTAGATGCGCAGCGTCAGTTCCACCCGCAGGGATGTGGCGTTCAGGCCTGAGCCGCCGCGGGCCGGGCCGATGTGCTGCAGCCACACCGATGCGACGTAGGTGCCGATGTTCCCGACGGCCTCGTGCTTGTTGACGACCGTGAAATAGCCGCTGGCCATGGCGGTGGACGCCACGTAGTCCATGAGCGGCTCGATGTCGAACGTGCCGCCGCTCACGCGTTCACCTCAGCCAGGAAGCGGGCGAGCGCGGGAGCCCCGACGTCAC